TGATGACCGACAAGGCTTACAAGGATGTGGTGACCAAAAGCGGGCTCGTAAAGCAGTGCCGCATCACGCTGGGCCTTCAGAAACTGTCCGTGAAGCGCATGACGGAACTGATTTTCGGCATTCCCGTAAAGCGCATTTACAACCCCAAGAACGAGGATGAGAAGACGGCCGCGAAAATCATGGAGGCCATCTTCCGCAAGAACAAGATTGACAGTGTGAACATTGACCGCGGACGTCAGTTCTACGCCTCGTGTGAGTTCGCCACCGTGTGGTACACCCAGAAGACCGACGTGAACTATGCCGGCGAAAAGAGCCGACTGAAGCTGCGCTGCAAGACCTTCTCGCCCATGAACGGCGCGTTCATCTATCCGCTCTTCGACGAGTACGACGACCTGATTGCACTCTCTGTGCAGTACAACCGCGAGGTGGGCCGCTCGAAAGTTACCTACTTCGAGACCTACACCGAGGACAAACACATGCGCTGGATAATGAGGGGACGCAACTGGGAGGAGGAACTGAACGAGACCATCTATCTCGGTAAAATCCCCGGCGTGTACGCCTACCGTCCCGAACCGATTTGGGAGGATGAGAGCCGCAACGTGTTCGAGGCGGAATGGTCGCTCTCGCGCAACGGCAACTACCTGCGCAAGAACAGCCGCCCGAATTGGGTGGTGTTCAGTGATGACCCCATCGAATTCGGGGAGGAAGACCAGAAGGACAGCGCGGCCCGCAACGTGTTACGCTATCCTGCCGGTGCCAAGGCGGGCTACCAAACCTGGGAGCAGGCCATCGACAGCCTGAAGTTCCATATCAACACCATCCGTCAGAACTTCTTCGTGCAGCTTCAGTTGCCGGACATGTCGTTCGAGAGCATGAAGGCCACGCCAATGAGCGGCGAGGCGCGCAAGATGATGTTCATCGACGGACAGTTGAAAGTGACGGATGAAAGCGGTGTGTGGATGGATACCTTCTACCGCGAGATCAATGTGGTGAAGGCCTTCATGCGGCGCATGTTCCCCCGCATCGCCACTTCCATCGACGCGCTCGATGTGGATGTGGTCATCACGCCCTACAACATCCGCGATGACGCCGAGCAGATTCAGAACTTCACCAATGCCACCGGTGGCCGTGCCATCATGGCCCGCCGAACCGCTATCAAGAAGCTTGGCGAGGTGGACGATGTGGACGCCGAACTTGCCATGATCGAGAGAGATGAGAGCCGCGAGGCCATGAGCGATTTTGGCGAGCCCACCATGTAAAAACGATAATTGAACGATGCCATGCCCAAAGCAAACGAATTCGACAAGCAGCACCTGTCCAACCTCGCCAAGGTGTCGAGGAATGTGGACGCACTCTACACAAAAGCGGCCAAGAAACTGGCCCGTATAGCCGAGAACACCGGCCATGACGTCAACGAGACCTTCTCCTTCGACGACTACCCTGCCGCCAAGAAGCAAGCCGAGAAGGTGTACCGCGAACTGTACGGCGGCCTTTGCGACCTTATCACCACCGGCGAGGAGGAAGCCTGGAGCCTGAGTTACGACAAGAACTCCTCGTGGGTGGACAAGCTCACCCGCAACAGCGGCCTCACTGCGGAGCAGATAGATTCCTTCAAACCAAGGAATATGGAGGCGCTGACCGCCTTCCAGGACCGCAAGGTGAACGGCATGAAACTCTCGGAGTACGTGTGGAACATCGTGGACAACGGCAAGCCCGAGTTCGAACTTGCTTTGGACGTGGCGTTGGGTGACGGGCGCAGCGCGGCCATGCTGAGCCGCGACATCCGCAAGTTCCTCAAGGAGCCTGACAAACTCTTCCGCCGTGTGAAGGATAAGGACGGCAACCTCCGCCTTTCGGAGCGTGCCAAGAACTACCACCCCGGGCAGGGCGTCTACCGCTCGTCCTACAAGAATGCCATGCGCCTGAGCCGCACCGAAATCAACATGGCCTACCACACCGCCGATTACGAGGCGTGGAAGGACAACAAGCTGGTGCTCGGCTACGAGATCATCCTTTCGAATAACCATCTCTCCGACGTCTGCGACATGCTGGCTGGCAAGTATCCCTCTGATTTCAAGTTCGTGGGGTGGCATCCGCAGTGCCGGTGCGTGGCGGTGCCTATCACGCCATCGAAAGAGGAGTTTCTGGACTATGCGCAGAAGATGATTGACGGGGAGGACGTGTCGGACTACGAGTTCGAGAAGGTGGACTTTGACGGTCCCGACAAGCTGGAGAAATGGACGGAGGAGAATCGCGAGCGGGCCAAGAACTGGGCCAACATGCCGTATTTTGTCACCGACAATCCGAAGTATGTGCCGCTGATGGAGGACACTGACCTGAAGAATTACTCGCAAGCCATGCAGGAAAACTTCATCGCATTGGAAACGTCACTCGGTGTTAAGCGCGGTTCCTCCATGACCTTCGAGGAGGCCAACGAGATGAGGGGGAATCCGCACTATGGTGAGAGTGAGGCATACCGTATCAACTGTCAGACGTGCGTGGTGGCCAACGAACTCAGAAGGCGTGGATTCCCTGTGGAGGCTCTTCCGAACCTCAGGGGCAGCGCGCTGGAAGAACTGTCGAAGGCTACCCAAACCGCATGGCTTGACGCCGAAGGTAAATATCCGACTCCTATAAAGTGTTATGCACTTGACTTAAACAGACAGGGCTATGTCGTCACAAAGGAAAACAATATGTGGAAACTGTTCAGCGAAGCGACGAAAGAGCCTGGACGTTATCATGTAGAATGGCGCTGGAAGAGAAAGAGACATGAAGGCCATATCGTCACCTTTGAACGTTTTGAGAATGGCAAAGGACGATGGTATGACCCACAGAATGGTGAAATAAACTTCCTCAAATGGGATTATAAGTTGAAGATGACTCAAATGCGCGTGTTGCGAGTGGATAATCTGGCTGCCAATCCGGAGGTCTGCGGTAAGGTGCTCACCAAAGGATCGAGCAAGGCGGTGGGCGGTGCGGCAAGCAAGACTGGTGGGATAGGCGGGTTGAGCGTAAAAGAAGATAAAGAAAGTTATAGAGCATTGGCTAAAAAAGTCAAGGCTTCGACAACTGGATATGATGCACAAGAAATATTCAGTAAAGGATTCTATACTCACAGGATGTCTTTAACAAAAAATGACATGAAGAATCTGTTTGGACATTGCTTTGAAGAAGACGAGTTGTATGCCGTACAAAATCTACCGTCACTCTTGAATCAATTAAAGAATCCACGATATAATATGCTAAATCTGGAACGAGAAAATATTAAAAAGAAAATAGCTAATGGCGCAATTCACTTTGTTGAGTATGAACTTGAGTTTAAAGGCCGAAAATATTGTTTCAAAACGGAAGTGATTAAAAGCTCTCATAAAAAGTTTGTTGTGGAGCATCCCTATTCGTTGAGACTAAAATAAAAATAGCCCGACCTGCCACTTACAAGGAAGCCTCCAATAGGACAGACGCCGAACTATTTTCACTGCAAATATACGACTAATATTTTAAAAACCAATCATCATGAACGAAAAAATAATGAAAATTGCGAAAAAGATGGCTCAGAAGAGCATCTTTGACAATGTGGAGTACCTTGGCAAGTGGAACGGCTACGACGTCTACGAGCCGACCTTCAACGACGATGAGCAGCACTGCATCGGCATCCCACAGTTCATCCTCGCCAAGGGCAATAAACTCCGTTGGACGAAGAATCAGGACGAGAGTTTCTCCATTTTAGACGAACTTGTTATTAATTAAGCGATTAATTAAATAAACAAAGTTAAGATTTCTTCGTTTATATTTGTTTTTCCATAAAGAATATATAGATTTGTAAGAACCAAAAATTTGTATACAAAATGAGTTTAAAACGCACTATCTTAGATTCGTTGAAGACCAAGTTCGCTGGGATAGACGAAAAAGTGTTGGACAGGATAGCCACAAAGGCGGCGAAGACTGTCAAGTCGGAAGAGGAGGCCAAGACATACGTCGAGGACACTACTCTGCAACAGGTAATCGATAGCTATACTGACAGCCGCGTGACTGAAGCCCAGGAATCGGCCATCAAAGGCTACGAGAAAAAACACAATCTCCTTAACGGAAAACCGGTGAAAGCCGAAGACACTGACCCAGATCCCGAAGACGACCCGGAAGACCCTGGCAAGAAAGACCCTGGCAAGAAAGACCCCGGTGAAAACACCCCCTCTTACGTGAAGGAGTTGATGAAGGGAATAGAATCCCTTGGCGCACGCATGGACGCCTTCGAGAACGGCCGCACTGAACTCGCGCAGCCCGTTGCCGCTGTTCGGCTCCATCAAGCAGGCGCGTGTCGCCTTCTATAATCGTTTGGTGGAAAGACGTCCTTCCGACAAGGCCAATCTTGGCGGATGGTTGAGAAGGTTGGAGGCTTTGAAATATGTTTCGTAAATGGTATCGCAAAATGATAGACTGGATGGACAGATACATTCTCAGATGTCCGTTGCAGGGCATGGTGGCATTGCTGTTCTTGGTCACGGCCTGCGGAAGTCACAAGAATTCCGTTAAGGGTAAGACCGAGAGCGACACTTCCGTGAGCGTGTTGTCCACGGATTCCTTTTCAGGATCCAGGCAGGGCAATACCAGGATCGAGGAATCATTCAATGAGACCACCACGACCACCCATGTGGAGTATGACACCTCGCTTCCGGTGCTTGAATCGACGGGTAAACCGCCCGTGAAGAGCGAGGAGACCACGACAAGGCACCGCGAGGCATTGCGCAACACCGAGGAGAACCGACAGTCGGAGATGGCAGGCGCTGGCAGCGTCACCGTC